CGCTCCTATCTCTTCGCTCTTACCATCTTTATCACCGTCACGGAAAACAATAAAGTTACCAACTTGCCGAAGGGCAGGCATCTTACCTTGGTGTAAACCAAACTTCCACACGTCGTAATATACCTCATCAGCTTTAACAACCGCAGCGCCTACTCGATTATATTTAAGGAATCCACCTTGTAAGATTGGAGTACCAGGGTTTGTTGTGCCTGTTACAACCTTTACAAATTGCTCACCGTTGAATAAGTAGAACTTATCGTCGTATTTGTTCGGCGCATCTTCTTCACTTCGTATCCCAACTATCCAATACCCTTGAGGAATACCTTTAAATGATTTTAACGACTTTACCCTATCGAGTATCTGTTTGTCGGTATAATTCTTAACGTTGGTCATCTATTGTCAATTGAGATAAAACACCCGCCACCGACCCAACGGCAACCATATAGCCACCTACTAAGGATAGTCCGAAAGGGGGCGCAACGATAACCGCACCCAAACCTCCGATAACTATTCCTACACTTTGCACTTTTTTCCAAAAGTTTGGTGTCGGTGCATTCCATCTACTTTTTAAATTCCTCAAAAGTTCCATCGTTAAATTTTATATAATAATTACTTGAATCGTGCCAAATTGTATGCACTATCTTACCATTTAGCTTTTGCCCTTCGTAGTATTTACGTTTCATAGAGGGAACGTGCTAATAACAGGGTTATGGTCAATCTCAGGCAACGTCCAACCGAATAACGCAGCTGTTGTGCAATTGAAAAATTCTTCATTTGATATAAACCAATTTCCATCAGCATCTAAAGTCGGGTTAAAATATTGTTCCCCGTCATAGGTTTGACCAACCAATTGGTTTTTTTGTTCTAAGGTTAATTGTCTTACTTTCATTATATATTATTTATTATACTTGTCTACCTAATGTAGTTTGATATGCCTGCATTGCGTTGTATAATGCTGTTTTTTCAGTGTTATCTAAATAAGTAGATATATAAAAAGCCGCTTGATTTCTATCAGAATAATAACCACCACCCGTTATTATTGTAGCCCTTCCTATTTCAAATACTTGATTAAAAGGTGTTTTAGCTTGTGTGGTAGTATCTGTTGTTAAAATTGATGAATTTTTAAAAACAGTTGTTAAAGTTGCTGAGTTAGAACTAACCTGATAAAATCCTTGGGAGTTTGCATTAGAAACGGTTAGATTAGTTGAGCCTGCTTGGTAATTCACATTATTACTTCCTGTTCGAGTGTTCATTAAATACCATCCTGTGTCAATATTATTTGTAGCCCCAAAGTCGTAGTAATTATTATTTGATGCATCGGTGGTGATATAAACTCCAAGTGAATAGTTAAGAGGGTCTATTGTGTTCATATTTAAAGAACCTAGTGAAGCATAACCAGTCGTTCCATTTGGAGTTACACCAGTAGCACTATGTGTCCATCCACCATTTAATACTAATCTAAATGCCGCATCTAAATCTCTTGGGTCTTTAAGATTATATTTATGACTCGTTGCACTACCTCCAACAAAAGGGTAAAGAGCTTTCATTTTAGTCCAAATGTTATACGTTTTTAAATCAGTTACAAGTGTGTTAACTGCCGTTTTTTGAGTGTTGTCGGTAATAGATGCGGCTGTTATAAATGCAAGTGCGTCAGCATCGTACAAAAATCCTCCGCTACTACTTATTATTCCGTGATTTGCTAATATCATTTAAATAGATTTTTAGTTTAATTATGTTCTCTTCCTTTGGTTTGTACTCTTTTTTTTTCTTCATAAATACCAATTAGTTAGATAGTTATTATGTTGCGGATATACATCGCCGTTCTCATTGGTTGTGTACTCAGGGAACAAACTATTATTTTTGCAAATATAGTCTAAAAACCTTTGCGAGTAACTTTCAGCAATGCGTTTTTCTTTTTCAATTAAATAATCAACTTCCTCTTTCGATACGATTTCGCTATTCTCAGATTGGTGCTTATATATCCCTTTATTTGATATGGTATAAGCGCAAAACGGTAAGTATTCAACCATTGTAAAATGTATCAACATAGGCTTTAAATACGACCTTACAAGTGTTATGTAATTACCTGCAAGTGTATTGTTGGTGATATCCGTTTTAATCTTATCCAATAGCTTTGAACCCGTGTATTGTTGAATCCAAATGTTTTGGGCTACAAGTACAAATTGAATAACTTTATCAACGTCAGTGTTGGCGTTAAGTGATGTGTATTCTTGTAAGTCTTTTTTTGAAATTAATAGTGCTTCTGCCATAAATGTCTATATGCTTTTTTATTTTTTATCCTCCAAACAATACTTGAATCTATATTATAAACTTTAGCTAATGCTCTTTGTGATAAATTAGAGTTAAAAATTTCCATTGCTTGAATATCTGTTAACTTTGTTTTTATTAATCTTGTTCTTGTTGCGTGTATAACGTTTTCACTTACTGTACACCATTCTAAATTCTCAACTCTATTATCTGTTTTAATACCGTTTTTATGGTTTATAACAGGCTTGTTGTCTATGTTTGGTATAAACGCTTCAGCTACTAATCTATGTACTAAAAAATCAAATCTTTTACCATCGTTTTTTAAATTACATCGATAATATCCTTTATCATTTAATCTTATGTTTTTTGGAGTTCCTTTGTATTTTCTTGTTGCTCCTTCTACATAATGTTTAACTATCCTATCAATGCTTCTTACATTTCCAATATTACTAACTTCATATTGTTTTTCAAATCCTTTTATTGCTTTCCAAGTTTCCATATTATAACCGTTTTAAAATATATACAAATATAATAAAACGATTACAATATAAAACCACCTTTATGATTTATTTTGCATCACTCGGTAAATTTTTATTCCTTGGACTATATCCTTTTAAAGGTAAATTGTTAGGATAAATAGAAACCTCTGAAGGATTGGTTACTTTGTACCCTCTTATCTCCGCTGCTCTTGTACCTATTTTTTCAAACGTATCTTTATCATTTAACATGTAAGTTAATCTTGACCATTTATGGTGGCATCGTGGACCACCATGGAATCTAAAAATATCGTATTTATCCGCTCCAAACTCTCCAAATCCTCTATTAACAACACTATCACTCATCCTGTCAATATCCTCTTTTCTATACACTTTATTCGCACTCATCATTGCTTTACAAAAAGCCCTTTCAGGATTAGGATTGCCAGTGTATTTATATCGAACCTTAAACATTTTCCCTTTTACTTGTTTGTCTTGTGAGGAAATTGCAGTAGGTCTTGCCGTCCCTGTCGATACAAAATTTAAGACTTTATCAATTAAAGAAAGTTTTGTTGTAGTATTTTCAATTTCATTTAGGTACTCGTTTAATACATCTTCATTATCATAATCAGAATCCCTCTCATCAATCAATACATAATTTTCGTCAATATCTTCACCAAACTCATCTAATAACAATTCAAGCTCTGATTTTTCTGAATTCATTTTTACCTCTTGTACTGGCTGTGGCTCATCACCTTGTAAAGGGTTCAACGTTTTGAATCTAAGGTTAAGTGAAACACCATTAAACGAAAGTATCTTTTTAACCATTTCAACTATCATCTGTTGTTTTGGCTTTATAACCATGTTTTCAAACAACAAAGCGCCTGTTTTCATCTCATCAGCATTGCTACTAAATCCAGTGGCAACCGATACCCCAAATAATAGAGGAGTAGTAACGTTGTGAGAACGTAAAATTTTGAAGGTAGATTCATCTGACAAATATTGGTAATGCTCAGGCGCATCGTTCAAAGGTACTGAGTCAATTGTTGTTTTCGTAGCTTCATTCTCATTGAATGATATTACAACTTTCTTACCTTTTGACCCCGTTAATTTACCGATTACAGATGCGGATATTTCGTCCTTCATCTCGTCGGTTGGGGAACCATTGTTAAAATTTACGATCGTAGTGGGAGCGAAGGAGTTACTAACTTCATTTATAAGGTATTCAGCTATTTTCTCTTCTAACAATGCGTAATCAATCCCACCTTGATAATCTACATTTGAAAAGTATTTCATACCCGCCGAATAAGGCGCTAAGTACAAAATTTCAACTTCTTTTTTCGACGTTCCAAACGCATCGAGTCTTTTTGGCACATACTTCTTTGGGTCGCTCCAATTGTCGGAATAGAAATATCCTACTATGTCACCATCTTGGTTACACTTCTCAGGTCTTAACAATTGTATAGGCGTGTGAAAAGCCCTTGTAATCGCCTTATGTCCTTTATCATAATGAATCTGTAAGGCACATTGACCAAGTGCGTACAAATCAAAGATTATACGTCTTAAATCATCTTCCTTAAGAATAGATAGTAATTGCGCCCATTCGTTTGGCTTCATTGCGCTATCCGTAGCCGTTAACCCTTGACCGAATATTAATCTGCAAATATTATTAATTACGGCGTTATTGGTTGCTGAATTGCTATATCTGTCAATTAAAAACTGATAGTAGTTGTTATCTTCACCATATTCAACCCATTCGTTCTTGTTATTCTCAACAATTACAGGAGCTGTATAGGATGATAGTTGTATAATGTTATTATTCATATATAATAAATTCGTTGGTTGTTACCGTTTGTGTGAAATTCGAGCTTGGATTATCTGTACAAAATACACGTCCATAGAATCGGATATCGTTTGTTTTTCCAATCTTACAAATATACGTATGACCTTCTTTTAATGCAAATGTAGCCGTTGCCGTGTGGTAATAATCACCCGTTGCGTAGGTCGTTATATTAATCGTTGTAGTGACGTTTGTCTGTTCGTCTGTAAGAAATATCTTATCTGAATTCCCCGTACCTTCACGTGGGATAAAATAAACCGTTTGCGGTGATGTGGATGTCGTTAATACTATCATTAATAGTATAACTAAAAAAGAGTGTTTTTGTTGCAAAAAAAAGAGGGGCTATTAAACCCCTCCGAAAAATTAACTTGTAACTATTATACTTGCTGTTTGTCCTCCTGATGGATCAATGTCGTAATAAAACGCACTTGTACCACTTGCAACGAATTGCGACGGGAGTAGCTCTTCCGCTTGGAAGGTCATGGAATAACCGCTAAAATCACCCAAAGCCCCTCCATTATTTATACTTCCTGCTGTTAAATCACAACCTCTAAGTAGTCCAACCAAGAAAAATTGTCCTTCGTTGTTTTCAACTAAAATACGTGGTTTTGCATAAGCCAATGTTTTAACAGCATTGTGCGTTGCTATGTCCTGTTTTTTTAGTTTAATAGTTAATGTTTGACGAAAGAATGTAGTGCCGTTTTCACGTGACGTAACTATCTCCTGGTCGTAAACATTCTCGTTAGATTTCAACTCGAACTTATAAAGTTTCTCCACAAAATTAACGTAGTCAATTGACTCGCTAAAATCAGTATCGACCACATAAGCTCCTGGAACTGACTCCCTGTACATGTAGTTCGCTGCAATATCTTCATTGATGAAGTATACATTACGCAATCCACCAAGGCTATCCTTACACGGCTCTATGCGTCCCGAAGTTATTAAACAAGCCATGGTTAAGCAGTTACAACAGTTGCACCCGTGAAACAATCAGAAACGATAGTAGTTGAGCTTGTAATATCCGTGAATGGTGCCGGTAAAGCCTCTTCAGCGGTAAAAGTCAAGCTGTAACCATTAAAATCTGAAAGCGCTCCTCCATTATTAATACTTCCCGCCGTTAAATCAGCTCCTCTAAACAATCCCATTAAGAAAAATTGTCCGTTGTTATTTTCAATTAGGACGTGTGGACGACTATAAGCCAAAAGTTTAATTTCTTTGTGCGTCGTAGCGTCCTGTTTTTTCAACTTAATTGTTAACGTTTGTCTGAAGAAAGTTGTACCAGCTTCACGGCTTGATACTATTTCTTGGTCAAATACGTTTTCATTCGATTTCAACTCGTATTTGTATAAGTTATCAACGTTTGTCACCGCTGTGATTAAGTCATTTGAGAAAGTCACATCAGACGGAACTATCTGAAAATTAATAAAGTATACGGCTTTCAGTCCTCCGATTGCCTCTTTGCACGCCTCCGCGCGTCCTATTGTTAAATTGCAAGCCATAATTTAAAGTTTAAAAAAAAAAGGAGGGAATATACCCTCCCTTTAATTGGTTATTAATTAGTTAATTAGTTAGCTGAATTTGTGATACCATACGTAACTATGTCAGATACTGAATGATAGTTAACTGCCATTCCAGCTCTAAGTACAAATCTGACATTTTGTGAACCGTCCGTTGCCGACATGTCCAAAATTCGAATTTCATTTGCGTCATTTAAAAGCCCGCAGCCGAAGAACAAGTTAGATGTTTCAGCAGCGATAGCAGTGTTAGCAGCCATACCGTTTGCAACGAATAAAGGAATACCTTCGAAAGTTAACCCTTGACCATTATACCATTGTGTACCTTTAGCCTCAACACCATTGTTAGATGTAGCAGCAACTGAGAAACCACCCAAAGCTCTAACATAAGCACGTGCCACACCTTGTGGAATGTAAATTTTTAAATCAGGTGAACCGTATAACGCTGTTGGAATAGCATCTACAATTTTTCCTAATTCAGCAATTACCGTAGCAGCTGCAGAAATAGCAGAAGAACCCGCAACCTCGTTTGCAGTAGGTAAAGCAGCATCAGCAGCTAATAAAGTAGCAATACCGTCAATTTGTCCAGCCGTAGCCGTTGCACCTCTCCAAATAGAAACCTCAACCGCCTCAGCAACTTTCTCAGTGATGTAAGCTAATAAGTAATCAACGAAAGATTTAGCCAATACTTTATGAGCAGAAACACCCATTTCTTCAGCTTCAAATGTAGCTTCAAAATCTTTTTTACACAATTGTAGGTTAACTTGGAAATTTTCCAATGTCAAACTTCTCTCACTTAAAGTAACCTCAGAAAGTGCTGTAAAGTCACACGTTGCATTTTTCAATAAAGCATCCGTAGATAGCTTATGCATTGTTGTCTTATAAGCAATGTTTGGAATGATAGTCATCCCTCCATTTGCCAATGTGTTACCAGATAGTAACGCTGCTTTTACCCATAATTTGGAGTCCTGTCCAGCATATGATGTACTAATGTTAACTGTTGTAGCCATTTTTTATTTGTTTATTTGTTGTTATATACTTCTTCTAAAATTCTATCTCTCAAAGATTTTGGAGTATTGATTGCTAAATCTACTCTCTCCATTGGTTGTACGTTCTCAGGATTGAATTGAATCGGTTTAGGCTCTGCACTAAATTCAATTACGTCCGTTGGTTGTTCTTCAACTACTTCAGGAGTCATTGCTGCTAACTTAGTTTCAAGCTCTTCAATCTTTGCTTGCATTTCCGCGAAGTGTTGCTCAGTGATTGACACAACTTTCTTCGGTTGCTTAACTTCAACTTCTGGAGTTACATCCGCTTCAACAGGCATCTCTTCTTCTGTTTCTTCCTTTGGCATTTCTTCGATTGAAGCAATAATTCCAACTTCTTCAATTACCAATAAGCGACCGTCCTCAAGTTCGTATTTACCAACTTCCAATGGTACAGGCTCGCCCTCAGGAACTACAATCATAACACTTGCACCGGGCTCGAACGAATCTGCCTCGATTACCGTGTTGCCGTCAATCAGCTTCATTTGCTCTAACTTAACTTCCATTCCTAAAAATGTCTTGATAGTCTTCAACGCATCTTTTATTTCTCTATTCATAAACGTTTTTCTTTAATAACTTATTTAACCCCTTTCTGTTGTAATTTGCCTTACCTCGTTGGTTTTGGTAACATTACTTACTACCTGTTGCTCAGTGCTTCCAATCCCTTGAGATTGACCATCACAACATTCTTTGGAATAAGTGCCATCTTTGCACAAACATCCTTTTTTACCTCCTTTTCTCATTCGCATAATACACTCCCTATTTCGTTAGT